TCATTATACAACACAGAACCAATATCTGTGCCACCTTTTAAGCATGTACGTAAATACATGCCTTCAAAGTTCTCTTCTTTAGGTCTAAGACCATAATTAAAAGCAGGAGATAAAGGTAATGTCAATGATGACTGACTATTATCAGACTCCTGTAAATATCTAACTGCACTATAAGAGCAAGCACAACACATCTGTGAAGAGCCTTGATTGTATACAAAAGGAAAAGTATCACTTTGATACTCATAAGGAATATTAACAGAACCTAATCTAACTAAGTCCTTGAACTTATAGTCTCTACTATCATAAGGAGATACTAATAGACCACTACCTAGATTCGTATTTACCAATGTAAACTACCCCCAACTATACTAAAACCTCTACATCAATCCTACTTATTCGTTTTAACGTATCTTGCAAGTATAGTTTATTTACAATGTCTTTACTTTCTAACCGTAAATACTCTTCAGTCTCTCGATAAATAGTATAACTGTATCCATCATGATACACGCTACTTTGTACGATAATATCAAACTCTGTGTAATAATCTTTTAAATTTTCATCTCGATATCTAATATGCTTACCAATAATAACACCCTTAACAGTTTTATATGAACCCTCAAACCGTAAAGGCTTTTTAATAGTAACCACATCTCCTATATCAAAGACACCATCCCTAATATTTGTCAATGTTGTTGATAACTTAGTCCGTATCTCTTCATAGGTATTATTTTTTAATATATCATCTAAGGAATCTACCTTAAAGATTTTAACTAAATCAGAATCAGTATAATATGAAGCATACCCTCGTATTAACATTACTTTATTACTGTAATCTACAGCATCTGACAATATGCTACCCATAGTAATATAACCCCTCTAATTAATCACTAATCTTTGTAACGTCAGATACCGATACTTCATATACCTCACGCTCTAAAGTAGAACCATCTTCAAATTTCTTAGTGTATACCCTTGACTGAATCCTACCACAAAACTCAATCTCTGTACCTACACCCATTTTTGACACATACCTAGCATTTCTACCCCATACAACACAAGGTATGTAATCAGATTTATTATATAACCTATTTACAGATAAAATCACATCTGAAATCTCCCTACCACCAGGAGTCTTCCTATGTACTACCTCTTTACAGATAAACCCATGTAATGCAATCTTATTTGTAAAATCATCTGCAGAATCTAATACTTCAATTTCTTTAGTAAATAAGAATAAACGTAAAGAAATCTTTCCAGTATCAGTATTATGCTCATTAAAAGACCTAAATTGTCCTTCTACAGAAACAATAGAGTCTACTTGTATTTTATTTACGTTAAATACCCTATCAGATATTTCAACTTTAATAATATCTGATGCACTGCTATTTAACCTAGGAACTCTCACAGAGAATTCATAGAAATCCTCACCATGTGTGCTATGATGAATCTCTGGACTACTAACCACATACCCTACAATCTTAGCTGTATTTGTTGCATTGTTAGTAACATCTGAGATAATGCAACTCATATATGTTACTTCCCCTTTTGTACTCTAATAAAATCTATTAATATAATTTCTTATATCGTATGTTCGCTAAGACTATATATAACTAACTGACTATCCTTCTAAAGTACCTAAGTCAATGACAGCATCAATATCAATGGTCTCACCATCAAAATTATCATCAATTTTACCATAGTGAATCACAGAATCAGGTAACAAATCCCATGTAGAAATATCATCCCAAAAGATATTACCTTCTTCATTCCTTACAGCTACATTTGTTTCATCTTCATAAGGACGAATCTCCACTACTTCACCTATAAAAGAAACAAATGTATTATGCTCAACCCTGTCTCCGACTTTTAACATATTATAACCCCTATTCTGAATATATTAGTTTATTCTTATATTCAAGTAACTCACCTAAAGTAATGTTATATAAAGACCTCATATCTTTCATATGAAAACAATCTTTATATTTAGAAAAGAAAGACCTATCCTCCACATAGGATAAACCATAGTAACGTAATGTACCTTTTAGATTCATCTTATTACCTAACATATCTACCTGTTCGATAGCATCTTTAATTGTATACTTACTATCTAATTTAACATTTCTATCTCTAGCAACCACTAAGCACATCATAATACACATTCCCCTTCCATTATATAAAAAAGAGTGTACGTAAAATGTACACTCTCTAATCATTTTATTATATTCTTATAATTCTTTGTAACCACTACTAGCTAATACACCAGAATGTAATTTCATATTCTCTAATAACATCGCATTTATACGCTTTTTAATAGAAGAGCGTAACTTCTTAGCTAACTTTTCCTTAGCTAACTCCTTACCAATGTTGACATCAAACACATCACCCTCTTGACAACGTGCTTTTGCTTTATAAGTACTTTTCATTCGAATAAGATTATAAAAATTAGCTTTATAATCAAAGTACATTATCTGAGATTTATCTTTTACCAACTTAGCAAAAGCATTCTCTGCTAAGAATTCACAATGAGTGTTATAGGCAGTTACTACTTTCTGCTTTTCATCAACTTTAATAACAACAGGAATTGTATAACCCTTAAAAATTGTAATTCTTTCCATCTTTTGTACCTCATGTATAACACAATATAAAATTGGTGCCTGTAGTAGGATTTGAACCTACAAGAGTGTTAACTCAACAGATTCTAAGTCTGCCGTGTTTTCCAATTTCACCATACAGGCATGTATGCATACTTTTTGAAGAAGTATGCAAAACTTATTTGGTGAACCCTGTTGGGATTGAACCAACGACCTGTCGGTTATGAGCCGACTGCTCTACCCCTAAGCTAAGAGTTCATAAATGTTATAGAAATTAAACCCTCTCCCATCTGAATCCAAAAGCACTTTTTCGTTCTTTTCGTAGAACCCTACTAATAGCAATCCTAACATTTTCTATTTTTGAACTAGATGAAATTTTATTTTCTATTACAAACCTAGATGCATCTGCTATAGACTTAAAGTATATATCTAAATCAACACACCTTACACCTACTGTATTCCTATCTTTCCAATCTGTAACATCAAACTGAGAAGAAATTACTTTCCTCACGCTATCAGCACTACACCCACAACTAAGAGCAATCTCTTTCTGACTATAAGTTGTATCTTTATATAAAGTAATTATCTCACCATAATCTAAAGTTTTTCTAGACTTACCACCAAGACTCATATTATACCCATTATAATAAGAATCTAACTTTTTTATCCAAAACTCTTCTCGTACAAACATATCAGACTCATCTACATCTTCTAGTTTATCAATGAAAAAATGCTCTAAACCAAACTTATTCATATCAACATACAAAGGACGATGCTTACATTTAACCCTCTTAGAATCTATTACATGAGTATTAAATCTATCTTCTATGCTTTTTGTAGTGCAACCAACATATTTTGCATCATTAATATCATTGTATATTACATAAACTGTTGGCAAATATATCTCCCTCCCAAACACACTGATTAACAGTCAGCTGTCTCTACCAGTTGGACTACATCGGAATATAAGAGGACGTCCGCAAAAATATTATATCGGTTTTTATGTTATATTATATTCTTTATAAAAAGGTTCAATAACACAGACTCTCTTGACATACATATTACTATATGCCTTCAGCGATGCATGATTACTCCTCTGTTTTGCATCCTATACCGATTGGTGAATTTTTAGTTTAAAGGGGTTACACCACGTCAAGGTAATCACCTAGTAACCCTGACCCTAGACAGACTCGAACTGCCGACACATGGTTTAGGAAACCATTGCTCTATCCACCTGAGCTATAGAGTCATATTGGCGGAAAGAGTGGGATTTGAACCCACGGTGGGAATATTTTCCCACGCTTCCTTAGCGGGGAAGTGCAATAAACCACTCTGCCATCTTTCCGTGCATAATTGGCAGGTCTTAAAAGAATCGAACTCTTGTTTCTAGATTTGGAGTCTAGCGTGTTACCACTACACTAAAGACCTATGGCGGAAAGGAGAGGATTCGAACCTCCGTCACATCTCTGTGAAACGGTTTTCAAGACCGTCACCATAAACCACTCGGACACCTTTCCATATAGTAGTTTTTAGAATAGCTAGTGAAATCTAGGTAACTACCAAACCTTGATAAAGTTTAATCCAACAAGTACAGTATTAATAGTTCTATCTAAAACGTAAAAATACAATACAAACTAGCTTATTGTGATTATATCTCGTTCCACAACCACATATATAATTATACATGATGAATTAAGTTTTGTAAAGTATTAATTAAACAATATCTCCACCAGTAACTTGTAAACGTTCTTCATTTACAGTAGAGATATACTTAGAATATAAGAATGTATTCTCATCTTTAAATTGTTTGGAATTAAATCTATCTTTAGAAATAGATTGTAACTTGACAACATAACCACCAATGATACATTCTTCTTTACCACTATCCCTAAGAATATCTTTCAATTCTTTATTTAATTCTTTTACCTCAGCATCAAGAATAGAAATTTTATTTTTTAAATCTTTATACTTCTTTACTTTAGTTAGTAGTTCTTTTTCATCCATAATACAATCTCCTTAATAATTTTTAACTCTTTGTAGGTATTTCTATCTTTATATCTGTCTTTTTATCTTTATTAGTAGAGTAACTGAAAGAACCAATCTCTGAGTCTAACTTAGCCTCTACATCATGCTTTAAGACATCATACTCAACAGACGTACTTACACCATCTTTTGTAACTACATTTTCTAATCCAACTTTAAAGTCTTTTCCTTCTTTGTCGTCTGAAAATGTTGCAGTAAATTTCATATCATTACTGTTATCCATAATATACCACCAATACTAAACTTAGTCAACTTAATATTACGAAATGTTACAATTCTTTACTAATGCAATAAGAAGAGTTATTCCCAAATAATTTGAACTGTTCTTTCTCCAAATCTATAATTCTTTCTTTTAGTGAATCTATCTCTTTAAGAATACAACAAATCTCCTCATTAATTTGATTATACCTATCAACCCTATTAGATGAGTCTTCAATAGATTTACAATAATCAAGTATCTTATCTAAAGAAACATCTTTAAAAATATCCCTACTAAACGGAAAATCACCAATGTATATGTTCATAACAAAATCACCACCTTTGTAATAAATTGTACCACACTTTACAAAATATTACAAATAAAAAGAGGTGTGATATTAAACCACACCTCTAATAGAAGAACCTTATTGTTCTTCGCTAGATAAGTAAATACCACTTTTAGTAGTAACTTGACTAGCTTCCAACTTAGCGGCTTCTTCTACCAATTTCTCAATCCTAGCAACAGCTTCTGTAGCATATTTTTTAACTTCAGGCTGAGTAGAATGACGTGCTAATTGAGTTAAACGATACAAAGAGAATTTATCGCCTTGTTCAGCATGTTTCACCAACTCAGTCCAAGTCCAATCGATACCAACATTACTATCAACATTAGTACCTAAGAAACCCAATAACCTATTCATTTCTCTATCCATACTATAATAACCTCTAGAAATTACTAAAAACTGATTATGAAAATATATCACCTAAAGCTATATATAAAGGACTGAAAATACTTATATTAAATTAAAAAGCCTTCTTTAAAGTAAATGCACTTACTGTATCATTATCTAAAGCAATACCATCAAGACTTAAACGTAATGTAGCCACATCAAACCCACTAAATGTACTTAATACTTGTTTAATAGCATTAGCACTCATTGAAATTGAGCCAATATCAAAAATACCACTTACATCCAAAGCATCAAGTTTAATAGTAGAATTCCCCCTACGAGAAATAATCTCAATGTTAACAGTATCTTTAAATGTAATATTAATATCTCCTGTAGTCTCAGGTAGATTACATGCTAAATCAATGATTTTACGTAAATGGTCTAATGATACATCACATTTATTATCTACAACCATACGACCATACACAGACTGCTGAATAGAATTATCTTCTAAAGCAAAAGCCTCTGTCTTGAATACAAATGTATCGCCACAATATAAATCCCCTTTGGTATTAAGAGAAATATTATCACCACTATCAGAGTTAGCTAATAAAGCTAACAACTTACAATCAGCTAGATGTAGTCTAAAACCACTACCAAAATTATCATCACATGTTAATTTAGCCATGTTATTATAAGACTCTACAGTAATTGTATTATCTTTAAATGATAAGAAACGACTCCTACCACCAGCTGTCTGAGAGTAATTAAACAATCTCTTAATATAAGAAATTAAATTCTCCCTATTAGAAGTGTGATTATAAGTAGCATCATAAGTATGATTGAAACGTGATTCGTCTGAGTTATAATTATCTACCCTAACCTCACCACCATGTACTGCGATAGTATATTCTTTAGTTACACCACCATCTGACTCTTTTGTACGTTCAATTACAGTAAACACATTACCACATAGTTTTACAATACGTGCTAAAGAACCAGACGACAAACAAATAAAATCTGTAATGAATTTATCACTATTCAATGGTTTAACAAACTTAGAGATATTACGTTTGTTATCTGATAACATAAATTTAACATTACCTTCTTCTACCTTGAATGTAATTAATTTACCTTCATAAGAGTTTTCGCCACCAGACTTTAATACATTAGAAATATTTAAAATTGTATTAATTTCTTTGGTGGGAATTGAGATATGTATCTCTTCTGAAAACTCATCAATAAATGAATCTTCTACACCACTATCAATATTATCATCTAACCCTAAAACTGTATCAAATTCATTCACTTCATCTAACATCATATCTTCGCCCATCTTTTGTACTCCTATCTAAACACTAACCTTCTTGTTACCAAATTTTACACGATTATAGCATTCTATAGCTTTATCACATGTAATTACACCATCTTTTAACAACTCCGTATAATGCTTCGCTACCCATATAGGCTCATAGTTAAAGTAGTCTTTTTTTCTAGTGTAAAACTCTCCATCCTCACCTTTTTGAGTACCACTCATAACACGTAATAAATATTTATCTTCCTTAACAATATAAAAGCCACAATCATTAAGAAACTCTTCTGTATACTCTTTGATATTATCTACTTTTTCAAAGATATTAATAGCAAAAGTGCCATCTAACTTTAATGCATTACAGCTGTTATAAATCGTATTCCTATAAAAACCATCTACCCAAGCATCATATGTATTGAATTTTACATATGATTGAGTATCTGATGTTGAATACTTTTCTGTATCAAAATATGGCGGTGAAGTAAAGCTAATATCAAAGTAATTCTCATATTGAGGATAATTATCTATAGTAAAATCCTCAGAGCCAATTCTATCAACATATGCTTTCTTAGTTAAGCCAAAACGCATCTGCATGAATTCAATAAATTTATTACAACTATCAGCAGTATTAGGGTCTATACCTACATACTCCGTAGTATTCTTAGCAGTAAAGAAACCCAACAACCTACCACCAAAACCACTTGATGTATCTAACACTTTACAATTATCTTTTCCATATAACTCGTATACAGTTTTAGCAGTAGCGGGTCTGAAATTTGAACAATATCCTGCACCAACAAAATCGAACATACTTCGCATATCATTAGGTGATTTACCATACTTCAAAAGCTTACGTACATATCGTGTAAAAGATTTTTCTGAACTCTTACAAAAATCTCTCATACAACAACCTTTTACTTTATCAACATCCTCTAATTCAGTGAAGAAAGTTTGTAATACAGAAACACCAATACTATTAACACCAAACTCACCATCTGAATAAATATCTGAAATGCTTAATGACATTAAGGAATTTACGTTATATAACATATAATCATCATTATAAATTAACCTAGCTACCTCATAATTTTTATCTAAAATCCATTTCTTAACAATAGATTCTAAATGCAATCTCTCATCATCGCTAGTGTTAGTGTCTTGATATCGCATGAATATATCATACCCATGATTTATTTGAAAATCTTCAAATAAATATGTATATTGATTTTCTAATTTAAAAGCCATATAACACTAAACCTCATTAATATATTTTAACAGTAATTCTCTGCAGTCATTAGGTAACTTTTCATCACCCATGATAATATTATAAATCCTATCAGAATCCGTCTCAGTAGTATCTACTAATTTATCTGCTAGGTTAGATAATACATCTTGTAAAGCATTCATGCTACTAAATGTTTTCTTATTTAAAATATACTCACTAGCAACATCTTTATAATCCCTATGAGCAATTTCAATCCGTCTAACTTCCTTAGGATTCTTTATATCATCTATAATGACAAAGTTAGGCTTTCTTGTGAAATTATAGTTATGAGATGTACCCCTAAGAACTGAACCATGCCTAACTATCTTTGTCGAACCTACAATGACATCATTATAATCTTCATGGTCATGCCCCAATACTACTAAATCATACCCTAAATCTAGTATATTAGTATCTGTTAAGTTGTGCTTTTCGTCTGAAAGAAAACCACTTTTCCCATAGAACATATGTGCTAATAATATGTTTTTATTAAAAGAATTATCAGCCTTAATAGGATATTCAGTATAATCAACTGCAGTCAATAATACTGTATCATTGATAATAACCCTAGTATCCAAATTAATATGTTCTAAGACACCCAACTTAAATAAAATCTGAATAGGACTTTTATCTAAATTTTCTAAGGAGTTCCTAACTATATCATGATTACCTAAGATAGAGAAACACCTCATGCCTTCTTGCTTAAAACGTAATAATATGTCAGCTAACATGGTAATAGGTTCAAAAGGACATTGAACCCTATTAACAACATCACCCTCAAAAAATACATACTTAACATTTTCAGCAATACATTTATTAAAGATATCTACTAACTTATCTTTAAGAGTTGTAATGATATCATCAACACGTGAGTCAGGCATTTTGCTATCTACATGAACGTCTGAAATAAATGCAATCTTCTCACCTTCATTTAACTTTAATCGTATATCACTCACCTAACTCACCACCCCTCAACAACT